GTTGTAGAAGCTCTATCATCTAGCTCACACGTTATACTAATCGAATACGCATACTGGACACAAGCATAATAAGGAAAATCCTTATACCTAACAACTAAAACCAAATAACATGACATACATATACTACAAAACCAGTGTAAATACTGGAGAACCTAAAATTTCAGAGAAACAATTAGAAGAGTGGAAGCACTTATCTACTAAAAAGAACTGGAGAATTACACAATTACCTAACGGATACTACCAAACAGAGGTAAATAACAAAGAAAACCTTAGTAATTGGGTAGATGTTACAAGAAGAGAAACAATAGAAGGTGCAGAAGCTGCAATAGAAAGCAGTGTTGAGCACTTCGCAAAGAAACTAGAGTACATTAAAGGCCCAAAAGTAGTAAAAACTTTTAAATAAACAGAATTTATGGCATTTAAGCTAAGAGGTAACATATTTAGAAAGAAATTAGAGAAGAATACTTTAGCTGAAGCTAACATGGATGGGTCTATATCTGTAGATCCATCTGTTAATTTAGATAGTCCCCTTGGTAAAAGAGTAATAAAGCACGAAAAAGAGCACATTAAGCAAATAAAGTCTGGAAGAGGTACTTATACCGACAATTACGTAACATGGTTAGGTAAAAAGTACAAAAGAAAAGACGGTAAAATAAAATATAAAGGAAAATGGAAGCATGACGGCTGGAATGGTTTTCCTTGGGAGAAGGAAGCAATAAGAGCAGAGACAAATAAGTAAAAACATGGCATATAAACAAAAAGGTAATCCATTTAGAAAAGTTATAACTGGCGCTGCTAATCAAGGTAACGTTATAAGTAGCGATGAATACAGACGAGCTAATGTAGATTTAGTGGAACAAGATGGCGCAGAGTTTTTTAACGTAAGACGTAAAGGTGATGTTGGTAGATACGCTAAAAAAAAGTACGGTAATAGATCTGGTAAGCTAATTACATCTGAATTTGGTGGTACGCCTGTTGAGTACGATGACATGGGTAATATAAGTGCTATTACAAGTGAAGGTGAGTTTTATAGACCAGATGCAACCAACTTAGGTACATCGTCTCTAGCTACAGGTAGTTCAGGAACAAAAGTTATTGGAAGTAAACTTAGGCAAAATTTCGATAGATCAACTTTAAATAGAGTAGAAGGGTTTGAAAATTTAGCTGGTGGAAGAGCTAAAGGACTTGGTAGAGCTAGGAACAAAGGCTTAGTAAACAAATATATTGAAGATCCTGATGATAAAGGTAAGAGATATAAAGAGAGTTATACGTCTGGAGAGAATTTAGCTAAAGCAACTAGAAGAAAGCAAGGTTCTTTAGATATACAAAGAGACAAAACTAAAAGAAAAAGAAAAGGTTTAGTTAGAAAAACAGGTGAAGGATTCTTAGGTTTACAAAACAGACAGAAATATATAGATGGTGTACTGCAAGAAAAAGGTGCCGATAAACAAGAAACTATAGCTCAAGAAAGAAGACGGAAAAGAAGAGAGTATAATAAGTCACAAAGACAACAAAGAAGAGATCAAAGACAAAGTAGTAACCCATATAGAGGTATGACATCTACTCAAGCTCAAAAAGCTAAGTATAGAGATACTTACGGATATTAAAACATAAAACATGGAAAGAGGTAGAAAAAACAGTAATAAATTTACATTAAGAAAAACTCATTCACCGCTTGCTCCTTTAACTGATAGAGAAAGATATAATCTAGATGATGGAGAAGAAGGTTCTATACTTGGATTAAGTAATAAAGAAAAAGAAAAGATAAAAGCAGAGAGCTATAGAAACACTGGTCAAAACATTGATGAGAAAGATTAAATACCAATAATACCAAGTAATAATACCTACAGACAATTTAATTTAATATAATACATTATGGAATACAACTTACCAAGTGAATTGGTGAAGGACCTAAACTTTGGTAGTGATGCCAAGGATAAGGTAATCACAGGAGTTAACAAACTAGCCCGAGCCGTTAAATCAACGTTAGGCGCGTCAGGAAAATGCGTGATCTACGAGGATGGGAGAGGCAAACCGGTCATAACGAAAGACGGAGTAACCGTTGCAGAGAGCGTAGTCTTATATGACGCGGTTGAAAATATGGGTGCAACACTCATAAAAGAAGCTGCTAGAAATACAGTTAAAGAAGCTGGAGACGGTACAACTACCGCAACAGTGCTAGCCGAAGCACTAATCAAACAAATAGACGCTGCACTCGCAGAAGATCTAACAATCAGAGAAATTAAAGATGGAGTAAACGAAACACTAGATAGTGTCATTAGTTACTTAAACAACAGTTCAGTTGACGTAGAAGGTGATATGCTAGAATCAGTAAGCGCTATATCATGTAATAACGATAAAGAGTTAGGTAAGATAATATCCGATGCTTATAACAAGGTTGGTAAAAATGGTGTAGTGTTAATGGAAGAGTCACCAACTGAGGATACGTATGTTGACGTAGTAGATGGTGTACAGATTGATTGCGGTATAACATCACCTCACTTTGTTACTAACACAGAGAAACATACGTGCGAGTTAGATAATCCTCTTGTGCTCATATGCTCTTCTGAAATACCTAACATAAGGAAAATACAAGGAATACTAGAGCATGTTATAAAGAATAACCGAGCTTTACTTATAGTAGCACCAGTTGCACAGCAAGTAAAGTCGGCGCTAATGATGAACAAAGTAAAAGGTAATATAAAAATTAATATAATTGATCCTCCAGGTTTTGGACCAACAAAAAAAGATGCTACAGAAGATTTAGCTATATTAACTGGTGCAACTGTTTTAAATGAAGAACTAGGTGACGATTTAGATCTTATGAAGCCTGAGCACTTAGGTGAAGCTGAGTTTTGTATTACTAATGCTAAAAATACAGTTTTAACATTAGAAGGTATGACAGACGGTATTGAAGGTAGAATAGATGAGTTAAATGGTAAATTAGCAAAAGAAAAAAATGGTTATATAAAAAGTAAACTAGAACAACGCTTAGCGACGCTATCTGGTAGTGTAGGTATAATTAAGGTAGGTGCTGGTTCTAAAGTAGAACTAAAAGAAAAGAAAGATAGAGTTGAAGATGCTATATATGCTACAAAGGCTGCGTTGCAAGAAGGGATTGTTTCTGGTGGTGGTGTAGCATTATTAAATGCGTCTCAAAAAATTTCGACCAGTCAAGCTGGTAAAGTACTACTAAAAGCCTTATCTGCTCCGTATGAAACAATATTAGACAACGCAGGACTAATGGTAAACCTTGACATGAAAGAAGGTTTTGGTTGTAATGTAATAAACGGTAAGTTTGTTAAGATGATTGAAGAAGGTATTATCGATCCAGTACTAGTAACTAAGTCCGCACTTAAAAATGCTGTGAGTGTAGCTTTAACTGTTATGTCAGCTGATTGTGTAATTTCAAATATAAGAATAAATGAAAGCAATTAACGATTACGTAATAGTAGATATTATAAAAAAGGGTCCTAAAAAAGTTGGTGGACTTATATTAACAGATGAAACAGATGAAACAAACAGATACAGAAAAGCGAACATTATTTCTGCAGGCAACGATGTTCCTATTGTTGTCGAAGGCGATACTATATACTATGATAGTGCTGCTGGACATGATATAGCTTACAACGACAAGATGTATAGAGTTATACGTGCAAGAGATATAGTACTAGTAGAATAATTACTATTCTCAAAAAGTGTGTAATATCTATAATAGAAGATTATACATAAACCACAAACCACAAACAATAAACAAAAAAATCAAAAATTAATTATTAATCATTAAAAAATTTAAGACATGAAAAAATATTTTATAGTAAACGATGCTGCTGATGATACTGGCATGTGGCCTGTTGAAGCTCTAAGAGCTGTAACTTGCGCTGCGGACGCTACCGTATTAGTTCAGTTTGACGCTGGTTTAACTGATCCAACTGGAGCAACTGCTGATGTTGATACTGTAACACTAACTATCACTGCTGACAAGCAATTAGAAGTTATGAAAGCTATTGCACAAGCTGCTAATGCTACTGGACCTCAATATAGCGATGGTGCTTTAGTTCTTTGTGACGATATTAATTCAGTATTTTTACACGCAGATATCTTATCTTGTACTATTACACTTAACACTATATAGTATTGAGATTAACTAGTCACGATTTACGTGATTTACAAATCCTTAAGTATTACAGGCTCACACGTAAGTGGGCCTGTAAAACTTATGGTTTAACAGACGCTGACCTTGAACTCTTAATATACTTAGATTGCAAGAAGCGTTTTACAAGACAAGAATTTATAGATGGAACTTATACCATGAGTTGGGATAAGAACCGTTGGGAGAAACTAAAGAGGAATGGTTGGATAGAAACGTGGAGACACAGAAACAGAACAACCATCAAATACTCTGTATTCAAAACCTCTTTTAAATGCTCACACTTAATAAGTAGAATATATAGAATATTACTAGGAGAGGAAGATATACCTACTTCAGAAAAGAGTGTGTTTTTTAATAACCAATCATATACAGATAAGGTAATGAATAAGTCTATCGATGATATGATAAAAGATAATGAAAGATGATAGGAAGTTTAGTAAGTAGTTTATTCAGTAAAGTAGTAGATAATGCAGAAGGTATACTTGACAAAGTTGTTACAACAGACAAGGAAAGAGATGAAGCAAAGCTTGCTCTCAAACAATTACTACTTGAAGCTGAAAGAGAAGCATTCGCCAAAGAAGTCGAAGATAGAAAGGACGCTAGAGATTTATATAAAGACGATGCAATTATTCAGAAAGTCCTCGCAACGTTATTTACAGTAGCTTATTTTGGATTAAGCTTTGTAATGTTTAAGTTCTTTATGATGGGTGATATAGACCTAGGGGAATTTGAGATAAGTTTTGTCTCAACAATATTCGGCGCAATGAGCGCAAAAGTTAATACAGTTGTCGATTTCTTTTTCGGAGGATCGTCAAAGAAAAATGAACAACAAAATAAATAAATAAAATGGCATATAAAGATATAACTGAATACGGTTTTGGACAACTAGGTAGTTCTTATATAACAGGTAACGCTACAGATGCGATAGTACCACCAACTGGAAAAATATTTATAGCTATAACATTTTTAGCTGACACTATTTTTGAAGATGACGGAGGTTTAGTAGCTGAAAGAGTTGTGGTACCTGGAGCAACAGCTGCCGCTGCAAACACAGCGGATGGTGATATATACATATCAACACAACAACCAGCAAACGATCTAGCTGCAGGTTCTGAAACAACAACAGAAGGCTCTGGTGGTATAATAATAGGTGGAACAACAGAAGCTGATGCTGTAACTTTTCCAAAAGGAATGACAATATACGGTAGATGGACTAGTGTTCAAACTTACTCTGGTGCCTGCATAGCTTATATAGGAGTATAATGGCACCTTTAGGATTAGGCATGGGAATAATCTGGGATGAGTTTCCAGGTGGAATAGCTTTAGATACATTTAAAGGTTTATTTAATTCAACTCAAAGTGGAGTTTCTGGTTTTAGAGTTACTCCAGGATGGAGTGGAGTTTCAAAAGCAAATGGAGATGTGATTAGAATTACATTTGAAATGTATTTTGATGGAACCTGGGCTGAAACATACTTTAGTGATAGTATTGGTGTTACTGCGTTAATTAGTGGTGAAAGTCAGGCTGTTAGTCCTGCGTTTACTGCTGGTTTTGGTGTCACTACTTATGATAAAAGTGTAACAAGTGATGGTAGTTATGGTGATTATTTTGATATTAGATTTTCTTCTGGTGACGAGCCAAGCGCTGGGGCTGCGTTTTATGCTAGAAACATGTTGACTACTATAACTTCAAGTGGAGGTAGCACTGGTGATAAATTTAATAAAACTTTTGATTTTTCAGTAGGTGGTAGCGATTTATCGTTATTCGCTGATCTCTCAGGTACAGAAGGTAGTATAACAAAAACAGTAGGTAACGTTTGGCCTGGATAAAAATAATAATAATAAAATAAAATTAAATAAAATGGGAAAAAAAGAAAAAGTAATCGACCTTAAACCTAAGGTTGACAAAATATCAGAACAACACTTAAAAGAGTTACAAGCTGTTGTTAATAATATAAACGGAATACAATTTAACATAGGTAAAATAGAAGCTCAAAAGCACCACTTACTACATGATTTAGTTAAAACTCAAGATAGAGTAACTTTATTTCAAGATAAGTTAGTAAAAGAATACGGAACTTATGATGTTAACTTGGATGATGGAAAAATAAACTGGCCTAATGAAAAGTAATATTATAAGAAAAATTACAATAGGTAAAGACTACAAGAATGATTCTATGCACTACGCTGTAAATCAAGAAGTGTACGGAGGTCATGAGATATGTGATATAATAGAAGAGGAAGATAAGTACTGTATATATATTAGAAAAGAAAACGTTGTTATACCTTGGAAAGACTTTAATAAAAACATGGCTATATCTATTGAGTATAATTTAGAATACTAATGAAAGCTTATAAAAACTTTATTGTATCGCCAATAGGTGAAAGATACAATAACTCTAAAAAAGTTGGAGACAAAAGCTTAATATTAAACACCGAAGTTTACAATCACCAATTCGTTAACAGACGTGCGAGGGTTATCGCTACCCCACTATTATTCTCATCACCTATTAAAGTGGGTGATGAGGTAATAGTACACCACAATGTTTTTAGAAGATGGCATGATGTAAAAGGTAGAGAAAGAAACAGTTCATCATATTACAAAGAAGATAAATATTTAATATCTGAAGATCAAATGTTTCTTTACAAACAAAATAATGAATGGAAAGCTATGCCGGGTTATAGTTTTGTAAAACCTATAAAAGCTGTTGATAAGTTTAATATTGAAAAAGAAAAACCACTTGTTGGTATTGTTAAATATAGCGATGAAACGTTTAATAACTTTTACACCACAGAGTTAGTTGGTTTTACGCCTAATAGTAGATACGAATTTATTATTGATGGAGAAAGACTTTATAGAGTTATGAATAAATTTATTACAATTGAATATGAATATAAAGGAGACGAAGAAGAATATAATCCAAGCTGGGCATAAAGCTGTTGTAGAACTAATTAAAGTTGCAAGAGAAGAGATAGTTGATTCAGATGAAGATATATCAGCAGATAGATTAAAGAACGCGGCAGCTACAAAAAAGCTAGCTATATTCGATGCGTTTGAAATATTAAATAGAATCCAAGAAGAAGAGGCTATGCTTGAAGATAAGCCTGTAGAAGAAAAGAAAGAAAAGGTATTTAAAGGGTTTGCAGAAGGAAGATCTAAGTAATGTATAAACAGTCTCTATATAAAATAGTAGATCCAATAAGGTCTAATGTAATAAAACGTTTAAACAAGTCTAAGAAATGGAAATACGGTTACAATAAAGAAAATGATATTGTTGTTATTTCTAAGACTGGGCAGATTGGTGAAGTTCTTGAAATCCAAGGTTTTCAAATAGCTTTACCTAAAGAAACTAAAGAAGTATATTCTTGTAGTGATGTTAAGTCTGAGCAAAAGTGGAAACAGTTTCCAACTAACCCTGATTTTAATAAAATTAAAACAGTGTTTGATTGGCAAGAGTATCCAGAAGACTTTAAAGAAAAACACTACGGTTATATAGACGAAGAGTTTAAAAGAAGAGAAGAAGGGTTTTGGTTTATGAATAACGGTAAACCAACTTACATAACAGGCACTCACTATATGTACTTACAATGGAGTAAGATTGATGTTGGTGCTCCAGATTTTAGAGATGCTAATAGATTGTTCTTTATATTCTGGGAAGCTTGTAAAGCGGATACAAGATGCTATGGTATGTGTTATCTAAAGAATAGACGATCTGGTTTTTCTTTTATGAGTTCATCAGAAACCGTTAACCAAGCAACATTAGCAAGTGATAGTAGATTTGGTATACTATCTAAAACAGGTGCCGATGCAAAGAAGATGTTTACAGACAAGGTTGTACCAATAAGTTTAAATTATCCATTCTTCTTTAAACCAATACAAGATGGTATGGATCGTCCAAAGTCTGAACTAGCATATAGAGTTCCAGCAAAAAAGTTTACACGCAAGAAGATGAGGGAACGTGAAGAGCAAGATGATATGGAGGGATTAGATACAACTATTGATTGGAAGAACACGGGTGATAATAGTTACGATGGTGAGAAGCTTTCTTTATTAGTACATGATGAGAGTGGTAAGTGGGAGAAACCTGATAATATAAAAAATAACTGGAGAGTTACAAAAACTTGTTTACGATTAGGTAGTAGAATTATAGGTAAATGTATGATGGGATCAACATCTAACGCATTAGATAAAGGAGGTGAGAATTTTAAAAACTTATATAATAACTCAGATGTTACAAAAAGAAATAGAAATGGACAGACTAAGTCAGGATTATATTCTTTGTTTATTCCTATGGAATGGAATTACGAAGGGTTCATTGATGAATATGGAGCACCCGTATTTAATGCTCCTAGAGAACAAACACTTGATCCACAAGGAGT